GTCCGCCAGGCCAGCCTTCTGCCCCAGTTCGCGCTGAAGGTTGTCGTTGGAGGCGTACAACTGATCGGCGTCGGAGCGGGTGACATAATCAGCCAGGGACGCTTTGGGCGCGTAGGTGCTGGCCGCGTCGGCTGAACGTAGGTAGAGGGATAGGTCCGACTTAGTGGCATACGTGGCGGCCGCAGAATCCTTAGGGAGAGCCGCATCTGCAGTGGCCTTGACCCCATCTATGCGCGACCCAAGAGCATCGTCAGCCTGCCTCACGTCCGCCTTCGTTGCGAACCCAGAAAGGTCCGGGGCCTGACCGCCGCCACCGAGCTGCGCCTGTGCCAGTGCCTCCTTGGTGGCGTACCGTTCTGCAGCTGCATCAGTTTTCAGATAGCCTGACAGTGATTCTTTCGTGGCGTAGGTGGAGGCCACTGATGACGTGGTGGCGTACTCTGTGAGCTCAGTTTTCGTTGCTGCAGCCTCCGCTGTACTGCGAACGCTGTCGATGCTCTGGGTGAGGCGTACACTCTCTGCCTGAGCCTCCTCCTTAGTGGTGTACGTAGATGCTGCTTCCGTGCGGGGGACGGCAGCCTCAGCTGTCGCCTTCACGGCGTCTATCCGGCCTCCAAGTGCCAGGTCGGCCTCCGCCATCTCCGACTTCTTCGCCAACGTTGATGTGTCCGGTAGGCGCTTCTCTGTGTCCTGGCGGAGCTGCGTCACCTCCTCTTTGGTGGCGAACACCTGGTCGGCGCGTGTCTTCGAGTACCAAGTAAGGTCAGCCAAGACCATCCCCCCATTTCAATATCCCATCCCCGACGTCGATGACGTCGGTCGGGTTTACTGCTTCCAGGTTCCCCCGGTCATTGACCCTGACCAGGGGGTGGGGGGAGGGCGGCGGCGTCACGTCTGTGACCACCCTCCCCCGAATAATGTCTACAAGGTCGACGGTGGTTCCGGCGGTGATGTGAGCCAGGTACTCGCGCCTGCCGTCGAAATCACCGGGGACGTCAATGATGACACGGTAGTTCATCTCGCCTTCGGGAAGAGTCTCGGGGGCGGCAAGCTGAATGAAGCGCTCTTCGCGGGCGCTAGTCAAGTAGCCGTCGGCGGATAGGCGGGCGGCGGCGTAGTGGTATATGGCTGCCTGCCCTCCGCCTTCCTCGACTGCGCGATACTGGCCTATGGGGATGAATTCGACGCGTCCCATGCGCCCGAGCCCTTCGGGGCCGACTATGCGCCCAGTAATTCTTGCGTACCCGCCACTCATGAAGCCTCCTGATGTCGACCTGTAATATCCTTCACTCTATCAATTCGATCATGAAGGCTGGACACCTCGGAGTAGAGGTGAGTTCTGTCGACCCTAGCATCATTGCGGACACCCTCAACCTGCCCCTCGAGCCCCTGAATGCGGCGCGACTGATCGGCAACACTCTCCCTGAGCGCGCCCACGGCGTCAGCGAGAACATCCATCTTCTTAGTCAGGTCATCGAATCGCATATCAAGGTCATCTCGCAGGTTGACGGCGTGGTTATTGTGCACCCCTTCCGAGGCGGATTCGGCGGCGTCCGCAGCGCGTGCAACATGGACACTCATGCGGTCCATGCGCTCCTCAGTTAGCTTCTGCTGGCTCTTCAGCTTGCTTGTCAGGCGAGCCACCAGTGCAGCCAGTAGGGCGACCATGGCCGCAATCAAGTCAGGTGATGCGAGGATCTGCCCTATCGGCAGGGCGCTCTCTACTGGCTGCACCGCTCACTCAGCTCGCGTGGCGGGGAGTGTACTCGGGCTCGGCGGTGGCGATACCACGGTCAGTCTCAGCCGGGGCGGCGAAGGCCTTCAGCACAGAAACCAGGGTAGCTGTGGCAGCGAAACCAACAATCGCCTTGAAGTCGAGGGAATAGATAGCCTTGTCGACGGCAATGCCTGACAGGACAGCGCCAGCCAGGGTAGAGATCGCACGCTCAGCAAGGCCGGACCAGAATGAGGGAGAAGCGTAAACGCTCATGAAACCCCTTCCACATGACACTAGAGGGCAGGACTTCCGCCCCACCCTCTAGTCTACCGTCGCCCGCGGTTCGCGGTCACATCAGCCGGAATGAGCCCGGTCTCGAACGGTTCAGGGCCTCCTGAAGGGCCGCCCAGGTAGCCTCCCCCGGCTCGCCGTCAATGTAGTCGCCGAAGCTCCAGTCGGGTGCGAACTGGTTCCACGTGGAACCAGCGACGGGCCGCACCCAGCACCACGCCCAGTACTGGAACACCTTGATCGCCTGCGAGTCCCACCCCCTGTCCTCGGGGAGTCGCCCGGAGCCGGTGATCTGCTTCTGGGACGCCTCGGGTACAGTCTTGTTGAGGTAGCGCCTCAGGTTGGCGATGGCGTACACCTCAGAGTATCCGGGGGCGAACACCTGGATGAGCTTGCTTACGGTGGCGGGGCCGTACTCGCCGTCCACGACGAGGCTCCCCGACTGTGGCGCAGGGGCGGGCGCCGGGGCCTGCCCGTTGATCATCCGGTCCCAGGCAGCCCGGTCACGCAGGCGATCAAAGTCGAGGTTCCCGTTGTAGCCGGGCAGCTGCCCGTACTGGGAGTACTGGTGGACGGCCGGCTGCCCCCAGTATGGGACGCTCGGCACCGCCGGGTCGATGTAGCCCATGTAGACGGTGTTGTAGTTTTCCGGGTCGGCGTACCACAGCGGGTACTGGGCGGCCACGGCAGTCCAGTCGTAGCCGTTGAGCGCAGAGTCGTTCATGTAGATGCCCGGCGTAGAACCCGTCAGTTGCTTCACGGTATCCAGGAAGGCCTTCGCCCAGCCTGGCCCCTGCGGCACGGCATTGTCCTCCCAGTCCAACCATAGGGTGGCCTTGCTGCGGAATGACCCGACGGTGGCGACGAACATTCGGGCCTGGGCCGCCGCGTCACCGGGACGGGCGAAGTGGTAGAAGCCGAGACGCTTCGAAGCCCCCAGTGTGGCGTTGGCCTGGGAGACCATGTACGGGTTGACGTAGTCGTCATCCTCGGTGGCCTTCACGATCACGAAGTCAGCCCAGATGGCGGGGATGTTCAGGCCCGCCTGGTGGCTGGAGACGTCGATCCCATGGGCGTGCTGCGGGGCGCCCTGAGGAGCAGGAGCGGGCTTAGCCGGGGCGGGCTGTGCGCCGCCCTTGAACTGCGGCCACTGCTGGAGGAACTTAGCTTCGTTGAAGCGGTGGCAGGACGTCCATGCCCCGCGCTGAGTGTGGGGGTGGCTGCTGTAGCGGACGGTGCGTGTCTCACTACCGGTACTGTCACCTGCGTAGCCGTCGATGCTGCCATCCTCGGCGATCCACGCCTCAGACACGAGCGGGTCGCTGCCGCCCTCGACGGCGATCACGACATGGCCGACACCACCCTCATTCGCGGCCGACAGGATAATGTCACCAACCTGGAAGCCGCCGGCAGGGGTGAGGTCCGAGTCATTCCACGGGACCTCGTTGAAGCCGTGCGACTCCATGCCCTGGCGCATGTTGCCGGTCCAGAAGTCGTTAATTTCGAGCAACGCGGCATGGCCCCACGGCACCCCGTAGGCGTGGTGGATGCCGTAGGAGATGGCACCGCACGCCAGGCTAGAGCAGTCCGCGTTCTGCGGGCTGGACACCCGACCATGGGCGTCGGCCGCCGCGTACCAGCTGCGCCGCTCAGGCTGGCTGTAGCCGACGTTCTCGCTGTCGCAGATGCGGCGGGCGATCTCGGCGGTAACGGACCCTACACTCACTTGCTCTCCTTGCTCTCGGTCTGGGCGGCCGTAAGGGCCGCCACCTGCTGCTCGGCGATCACTGCCCTGCGGGTCAGCGCCGCCACCTCCATCGTCAGCGCGTCGATCACGGCGAGCGCGTCAACCTGGCTGGTCTGTGCTTCCATTGTCATTTCTCCAATCTTCCGGGCGGGGGGCGGGGCCGTACAGCCCGCCACCTATAGACATGTCTCCGGGATAGAGGTCTCCGCCGCCTCCAGGCGATGGTTCTGGCGACGGCGGCCCCAGGTGCCACCGGGACTCTCGTGCGTAGTCTCGCATAACGGGTTCACCGACCTCATCCACGTCTACGTCAATCATGCGGGCGCCCTTGACCAGCACGGCCACGGTTGCGCCGGGAGTGCCGGTGACGTCGACCGCCCACTCCTCCGCACCGCTTCGGTCAAGGGAGGCGCGGGCACCGTCGCTGGCGAAGGCTACCCACGGAGCCTTGGACGAGGCGATGCGGGGCACGTAGTCAGGGAGCACCCAACGGGCGTGGCCCGCTGAGTCGAGCTCGATGCTCTCCCAGTACTCGATGCCGTCGTACGGGGACTCGGTGCAGGCGTGCTTCAGCCACAGCCCCCCGCGCCGGGCCGTCAATACGGGTACTCTCATGGAGAAGTTCTTGGTCCCGGTGATATGCACCCCGCTGTTCGCGATCCACACCTGGTTGCTCTGGGTGAACTGTATAGCGGTGGTGTTCTTATCCGCCCAGAACCGCGCCTGCGACTCGCCGAGGGTACGTATCTGCGCCTCATTCTTACCTACGTACAGCCGCGGCAGGTTGTCATTCTTAACTCCGTAAGAGAACCCAGTGTCGTTCATCCACCAGTACACAGACTGAGCCTGGAGATTCAGGCCGAGACTGTTGAACGAGAAGGACGCGTTGGCCTTAGGCGTGTACATGGCAATAGCCGAAGTCCCTACCGTCAGGTAGGGGGATGAGGTGCCAGCTTTCTTAGGTGCCGGCCCTTGAATTCTCAGAGCCGGGTCCCCGGTGGATGCCCTCCTCAAAGAGATTGTGCCGTCATACCAGTCATCCACGATCGAGTTGAACGACAGTCCGCACCCGTACCTCTCCCCGTTGTAGGTGTCGGTACCCGAGTCGCGGGAGAGGATGTCGTTAAACCACACCTCTGACCAGGAGTCTCGCCGCCCCAGACGGCCGTTGATGCTGATCTCGCCCGTCTGGGCGTTGACATCCAACGCCTTCCAGCCGTTGCTCGCGTAGACCTGCATGCCGTAGTTGGAGATCTTCAGGCCACGGTTGGAGACCGTGTCCGTCTGGATCGTGGCTCCGGTGATTACCTGGCCGTCGATCGCGCCACCCTGAATGTTGGAGGCGTTCACTGAGTTGGCGGCCAGCATCCCGGCCTTGATCTGCTCGAACTCTCCCTGCCCGGCGGTGACGATCTCGGTCCACACGTGGTGGGCGGTCGCGTTCACGAAGGAGGCGTTGCCGGTGACGGTGAGCTGGTCGGTGGTGATCTCCAGGAAGCGGCCGACGTCGGAGGCGATCTTCCGGGCCGTGATCTCGGCGATGTTGGCGGCTCCCGCGGTCAGTTTCCCCACGTCGAGGTTGCTGATCTGCTCGCTCGTGACCCGCATGCGCTCCCAGGTAGCACCATCCCACTTCCACTCCGCCACAATGTCGAGGGTCTGGGCATCCTGCACGCGACACGTGTCACCAACAGAAGCCCCATTAAACGGAGGTCTAGTGTCCGCGGTGCCGCGAATATAGAACACCTCACCCATGGACGTCTTGATGCGGCGAACAGTTGACTCCATCGTGGCGGCCGTGAGCTTGGAGACCGTCTTGGAGTAGTCATCCCCAGCCTCCTCCCACCGCCACCCCTTCGGCGAGTAGACGATCGTCGACCCAGGGGCGTCCCTAGTGTTCGACGGGGACGAGTGCCCAGGGGAGGCGAACGCCGGGACGGTCACATACTGGCCGCCCCGAGCTTCCTCAGGGGAGAGGAATGGCTTAGTGGGCCCAGGCATCAGGACACCCTAATGATGAAGGGGAGGCCGAAGTAGGGTGACCTCACGTCGATCGGCTGCGACCCGCCCACGGACGTCGCGATGGGGCTGCGGCCGCCGGAGTTGTTGCCGGTGGAGGTGAGGTACGTGTACCCGCTCGAGCCGATACCGATGTCCTGACCGGAGGTGCGGGCCTGGAAGCGGCGGGCAGAATCCTCGGACTCGCCAATCTCGTGAGTGTGTGCGGGCATCTGGTTAATAGACAGGGTGATGGTCGTGTTACCACCCTTGTTGCCGATGTTGTACTTACTGCCGTCACCAGAGCCGACAACGGACCGCTCTCGAATGTCGGGGATACGGAAGTTACTGACAGTGGTAGACCCGTAGGTGAGACCAATCACGGAGTACAGCTTCGCGTAAGTGTTCCGGTCAAGGAGGCGGCCATCGCAGCGCATCCACCCCTCCGGGTCCCGCTCCGCACCATACATCATGATCGTGCCGATCGGCGTCACCTTGTTCACGAGAGTCTTGATGCCCTCAGCGATCGCCTGGACCTGCTTCATGATCTCAGCGGGCTGGCCGCCAACCTTCGTCTCTAGGTTGGTCACCCCCTGGGTGGCGGCACTGATCCCGTCCTCAATGTGCGTCAGGTCGGCCGCGGTGATGCGGGTCTCGTTCGCGCCGAAGCCGTCCCTCCACTGTTTCGCTGCACTATAAGGCTGCACTACCTGTCTCCTTCCGCCCTGAGAACGAAGATCCGCCCATCAGGGGCAATCCACATGCTAGAGCCAATTGTCCCACTGTCCGGCGGCACAGGTCCAGACGAGACAAGGTTCGTAGCCACCTGAGTCATCGCATCCGTCAGGTGACGCATCTCCTTCAAGGTGCCTTCACGGGCCGCCTGCTGCATGGCGTCACTACCCTTGAGCTTGTCCTCGACCTGCTTCGCGATAGCGTCAGCGTCGATATTCTGCTTCAGCGTGATAGTCGCAGCCCTACCCCAGGCCGACCTGTTCCCGGCGCGGTCATAGGTGCGCATACACACCTCATACTCGCGCATCTCCAACCCGGCCAGGGAGATCCGCTGCACCGGGGTGGGCATAGTACTGAACACGCCAGGCGCCACGCCGGGGAGCTGCACGCTCACCTCAGCGCCCGCAAAGTCAGCGGGCATGGACTCCCCGTTCTCGCCGATCATCAGCCAGCCCACGTTAAGCACACCGAGAGTCTGCGACAGGCGCGGCACCGGAGGCACCGGGGGAGGCGTCACGTCCGTGGCGGTCGTGATAATGAGAGGCTGAGACCACGCCCCCACGCCATCCTGCGTCTGGGCCCGCACCCAGAACCGGTACTCCACCCCCACCTCGAGCGGCGCAATAGCCGCAGTAGTGGCCTCCGCACCCTTCGTCACGTACGAGCCGGAGCGCTCCGCACTAAGCTTTACGTTCTGCCATGAGACCTCATAGCCGGTGACATCCACCTTCGTTCCCAGGGTGTCGGCATCCACCTTCCCCCACTGGAGCTCCACGACTGCGGTAGGCCACCCGTCCTGGCCGACCACAGCCCTAGTGGATCCCGTTAGTCCCTGGGGTGGGACAGGCCAGTTCTTCGACACGGGAGGGTTCGGGCGCACCCCGGTACCGCTCGTGGTAGCGAGCCCCACGATGCCCTTCGTGCGCTTCGTGAGCCGCCCCAGGAGGCTATCCAGGACCGTCCCGAACGTGGTGTGCCCTGAAACCATCTGCTCCTTCTGGGTGACGCTGATCTGTGCGACCTGAAGGCGTTCCATGCCGCCCTGTCGCTCAACCATCATCCAGTCGCCCAGGCGGTAGTCCTGCCATGGAAGCAGGTGCACGTCAGGCGCCGCCCACTCGCGCTTGATCTCCTCCCTGACATGGGCCCCGGACTTCAGGGTGGCTTCCGCCACTAGCCTCGCGGTTGCCTCGAGCTCAACGCCGCCCGCCTCTACGACCTTCTCTACGCGCCGCATGGACTTCGGGGCGGTGTCATTGTGGATGAGCCACGTGCGGCCGGATTCGCCCTTCACCAGGACGTCGGTGCACATGTCAGCCCAGGTTGCCGCCTCCGGGGCCCCAGTGAGGGTGGTCGCCAGGGGCCATATCCTGGAGGCCGTGAGATCCCGGGCCTGCGTAGTGTCAGCGTTATAGATCTTCAGGGTGCGGCCCTGCCACACCGTGTCAATCATTCCCAGATCCCGGAGAGAGTCGACGATCTGAAGGATGCTGATAGAGGGGTCGAAGTAGAGGGTGACGACTTTCGCCCACCGCTGGTTGGCGGAGTCGGTCGTGGTGGTGGCGTCCAGGGTGAGGCCCTTGCCCCACCCTCGCTTTGTGGCTGCCTGCCAAACCGTGCCGATGATCTCCCCGGCGTTCTTGGACAGGAACTTGAACTTGCCTTCCTTGTCCTTCGCCGCCTCGGGGACGGACCAGACCAGCGCCTCCTTCATGTAGTCACTGACGTGGATGGCCTCAACCTTGCGGGAGTCCGTGCCGTCATTGACGAGGTTGTGTTCGGTCTTCTGGGTGACGAACCGGGCGTCAGGTAGCTCCTCCCACGTGTCGCCGTCGAAGGTGGCCTCAACAGCAACCTCAACCTCACCCTCAAGGACACTGCCACGGACGGCGGTAGGGCCGGGCGCGTACGACAGGGACAGGGTGGGAGCCTCGCCACGGGGGGTGGTGACGGTCATCTCCAGGACGTCCGGGACCACCCCGATACGTTCCCCCTGGACGGTGTAGGCGACCGCGCGGAGCTGCATGCCGGGGAAGTAGGTGCGCTGCATCAGTAGGCCCTCCTCGCCCGGATAGAGCCAGCCGTACCGGTGACCTGCAGGACGATCTTGCCCTCACTGTTGGGGGTGAGCTGGAACCCCTCGGGGGACATGCTGATCTCCGCCGCCCTGCTAGGGACACCCGGAACGGGCTCCCACCGTTCGGACACCTGCCTCCAGGCGTCATAGTGGGCCACGTCAATGAGGAGTCTCTGACCTCCCTCCATGGTGCCACGCCACGTGAGGGATGTCCCAGAAGCAACATCCTTGATGGTGCACGTGTTCGCAGTGGGAGCGAGCTTCAGCAGGGCGTCAGTGATCGGGGCCGACCCACCCGCAAGGCCGTCGAGGTTAGGGAGCGTCACCTCCACTGGGGTCACGTCGCGCCACACTCCGTCTACGGCCTCGAATATGACTGTCGTGTCGATCGCCCACTCCCCATACCTCCATGTTGGCTGGGCGATGCTCACGAGCCGCACGCGGGCCTCTCTGGGGTTAGCGCCAGCCGGGCGGTGCTGGAGCACACCCAGGGCCCCAGAGAGCCGCAGACGGGCCATGAGGGCCTGCCAGTTCGCATCCAGGGAGGCCCTGTCCTCCCCCTCGACCATGAGTGCGACAGTCACCTTGAACGTGCCGAACCTCGTGGCCGCCCCGTCGATGACGCCACTCCTGGAGGGGACCTCGGTGGACGTCAGGCGCGGCTCCGGCACGGCCGGCAGGAGAGTGCCCTGCATGACCCTCCACTTCCCCGGCTGGTCCAGGTCTACCCCATTCAGGTGATACTCGCTGCTCATACCCTAATCCTAGATGCTTGCGGCCAGGCGGATAGCGTCCGCGACCTCATCACGGGTCTTCGAGTCCCGCTGCGCCTGCGGATAGTTGTTGGTGATGTTGACTGTGGTGCCGCCAGAAGTACGGCCACCCTGCGTGGGGGCCTCGAGATCCATGTTACCGAACTGGCGCTTCACCGACTTCTCATAGTTCCCCGACACGGTAGCCGAGATCTCCGGCGCCACATCCCTGCTCAGGGTGTCGGTGAAACTCTCGAGGGAGTCCCTGACCGCCGAGTACTGCGACTCGAGGCCGTTAATGAAACCCTGCATCACCATCTGACCCGCGCCCTTAAGGATCACCCGGTCCACGGGGGCGGGGCCCTTCCAAGACGTCAACCTGTTAGTAAGGCCACCCAGAGACGACTTGACCGACCCGTACATGGACTTCAGGCCGTTAATGAAACCCTGGATCACGTTCTTACCCGCGCTGAGTAGCCACGACCCGGCGTTAGAGAAGATATTCTTGATGTTATTGGGCAGGTTCCTGACGAAGTTGACGGCCCGGTTAACCCCGGAGGAGATAGTGGACGTGATGGCGTTCCAAGCCCAGGACGCACCCTGCTTGATCAGGTTCCACCCGGCGGTGATGACGCTCCCGAGAAGGTTCCACGCCGCCCGGGCGATCGCCACGATCGCGGACCCGAAGTTGCTGAACGCGGACTTGATGAAGTTCCAAACACCCGAGCCGATCTGCTTGATCCCGTTCCACGCCTGAGACCAGTTACCCGTGATGATGCCCATGACGACATTGATGACTCCCTGGATCACCTTCATCATGTTGACGATCGTGTCCCGGATGATGTTGACAATCGGGATGACGATCGGCATTAGCGCCTGAACCACTGTCCCAATCAGCTGGAAAGCCGGGATCAGCAGCCCCATGATAGCCTCAACAATCGGCTGAATAGCAGGGACGATCGCAGCCAGAAGTTCGGTAATAATCGGCCCCAGCACGGCGAACAGCTCCGACAAGAGCGGGCCGAGCGCCTGAATAACGGGCATCAGCGCCGACGCCAGCTGGTCAATAATCGGCGTAAGGATCGGCACCAACTGCTGCAGCACCGGAGCAAGCTGCTCCACCAGCTGCGCCACCAGCGGAGCGATAGCCGCCAACAGGGTGCCAGCCACAGTAGCGATCGCCCCGAACGCCTCCCCCAGTGCGGGCATAGCCGGGGCAAGAGCCTGAACAGCCGTCAGAAGCCCCGAGAAGAACTGCACCAGCCCCTCCTGGAAGGCCGGATTCTCCAAGGCCGTCGCGATACCCTCCAGGGCAGTCTTCAGGGTCTCGCCGATCATAGGGAGGATCTGAGCCAGGGTCGGCTCCAGGGACACAAATGCCTGCCCCAATGCGCCCACACCCTCAAACGCCTTCCCCGCCGCCACAGACATCGACGAGAACAAGGACGTCAAGGTCGACTGAAACAAGGGGCCATTGACCGCGGCATTAGCCCTATCCAGGGCCGTAGCGATAGATTCGATCGGGGAAGACCCGTTCGCCATCGCCTTAAACAGGCCCGCGAGAATTCCGCCCAGGTCGACCGTAATGTCCTTCAGGGTGCCGAACGCCTTCGCCGCAGCCTGGATTGACTGGTCCATCTTCCCCGACTCGGCGGACTTAATGGCCCACTTCTCAAACGAGAGAGCGAGATCATTAGCCCACTGGGCAATATTCGGCAGATACTTAGCGCCAACCTCACCCATCGTGAGGAGCCCGTTAGTGAAAGCTGCAGCCCCGGTAGACCCCAGGCTAAGGGCCTGCGACAGGTAGGACAAGGACTGCTGGAAGCCCGGCAGGTGCCCGCTCGCCGCAGTCGCGATCGCAGCCGTCATCGACCCCAAGTGCGTCGCCACCGTCGCCAGGGCAGGAGAGAGCTCATTGATCGCAGTGTTGGCGAAATCCCTGATCGGCTGCGCCGCCTGCCCCCAGTACGAGGATGAGATCTGCTTCTGCAGCCCCTCGAACGCGGGGCTCAGGTCCCCCAGGACGGTCTTCGCGTCCTTCAGTGCGGCGATCAGGACGCCAGCCCCGGCGGCGGCGCCACCGAAGATGCCAGGCAGGGCCAGCAGGGCCGGGGTAGCCTTCGCTATACCCACGCCCACGGAGGACAGGACACCCATCCCCGCGCCCAGCACGGACACGGCACCACCAATAAGGGTGGCGACAGTGCCGATCTTCACAGACGCAGTATCCAGGTTACGCAGAAAGTCATTCAGGTTACGGCCGATCGACTCAAAGACGTTCCCCCCAGCCAGGGCCTTGAGCTGGGCCGCCACGCGAGCCACAGAAGCCTTCGCGAGACGCGCATGAATGTCCACCTTCCTAGGGCGGGTGAGGCGCTTCAGGTCAAACCTGGCCTTGCCGTCATCGAGGTCAGCGTTAACGGTGGCCTTACCATCAAGCTTATTCAGCTCATGCTTGAGCTTCTTCTTCTGCTCCTCCGACAGATGGGCATGCACGTCAACAATCGAGCGGAGCTTACTGATGTCCTTCTCAATTGCCGCCTTGGCCGCCTTATTTAGCTTCGGAGACGCGTCAATCTGAGCCTTGAGGGACTTGATCTTCTGCTCAATATCAGCCACCGACCGCTTATTGAGCGTCAGTTGCGCCTTAATGCTCCCGGCCGCCCCCTTCACCTCGCGGGACAGCTTCGCCAGGTCCGTCTTGTCCGTATTCAGGTGAACATTGGTGCGAATATCATCAAGCTTCTGCTCAATCCGCTTCTTGTCCTGCTCAGACAGGTTCGGGTTAACCTTGAGCTCAGCCTTCAGGTCACGCAGCTTCGCCTTCAGCTTCGTGAGCGACCCGGTATCGAGGTCAGGCTCGACCGGCATCTTGGAGTCGCTGCGGCGCACCTTCTCCTGCGCCTTCTTGAGCGACTCCTCATCAACATCAACCTCAGCATTAACCTCAACATCGAGGTCACCCACCTGCTTCTGGATGCGGCGGAGCTTCTTCTTCAGCTCGTCAGCGAACTTAGAGAGATCGGGGACGACCTTGACTCCGAGCTTACCGACAATACCCTTACCGGCCATCCCCTAACCTCTCAACCTAGGGCCCCGAACAGGGCCGCCATCGCAGCAGTATCCTTACTCGATACTACCGTACTCGCCTTAACAGTTCCGGGCCTGGGAGCCACCTCAGAGTCCTTAAGATACGCCCGCCCGCGGCCACTGGCTGCCTTCGTCTGAAGACGCTGACCGTCAAGCAAGGCATTCAGCCTCTCCGAGTCGGCGGAGTAGCCGAACCACTGCGGCCCCCCCAACTGCTTCGCCCTGTACAGCGACCAAGGCTCGTAAGAAAGGCGCTCAAGCAGTGCCTCCACGAGACGAACCCTGTAGCTGCCGTAGACGTCGATGCGGTAAAGCGCCCAGAAGTCCGCGGCAGCATCAGGGTTGTCCCGGAAGTAGTCATCTACTGCTTGGCGCCTGTGGCTTCCCCCGCGTAAGCGGTAGCCAGAGTGATAGCCCCCTCGATACCGTGAGTACTGAAGAAGCGGGTCCACGCATCCAGGTCGGCGATGTAGCCGTTGTCCTCAAGGAACTCGGTCATGTCAGCCAGAACGGTCATGTTCTCGTCAGTGAACTCGTCTGAGTCGTCAACCATGGGCAGCACCTTCGCGGTGAGGCGGAGCCGCTGGGAAGGACGGAGCGTGTCGACGGGCTTGAAGATCTCGTGCCCCTCGATGGTGTCGAACTCGGGGACTTCATTCTTGGTGGAGGCCATTGCCTTCTCCTTCTGCTGGGGCGTAATGGGGTGTTGCCGTCCGGCCACCACACACCCCTACATGATGGCCGGACGGAGATCATCAGTTGACAGTGAACTGCTTCCCGTCGGACGCGCCGACGTTGTTGGTGACCACGACGTTGACCGCGCCGGTAGCGCCGCGCGGCACATAGGTGGTGATCTGGGTGGCGGAGTCCTTCTCGAAGGTCGCCACCTTGTCGCCGAACTTCACCTCGCGGACACCATTGAAGTTGGTTCCGGTGATGGTGACCTTCGCGCCAACCGCACCAGCGGCAGGGGCCAGGGTCGTGATGGTCGGCTTCGCCGTGCCAACACCGGTGACGGTGCGCGGCTCGAGCATCTGGACGCGAGTCTTCCCCGACGGGGGAGACAGCAGAGTCCCGGAGATCTTCACCTCACTGAAGTTGTCCAGCGAGAGGGACGGCAGGTTACCGGCCAGGGACACGCGGCGGAACAGCATACCCGACACGAGCAGGCCATCCTCGATGACGATAAGGACGGCGCGCTCACTCGAGTTGTCCAGCTCGACATCCCAGCCACCCTTCTCGGCATCATAGGTGGAGCCGGGGAAGGCCACGCGCATGACATCCTCACCGAGGTTGACGGCGTTGATGGTCACCTTGTTGGTGACATCCTCGCGGGTGGAGCGGACACCCTGGCGATCCCAGGTCCGCTTCGTAGAGGTGTCGCCGCCGTCGGTCTCCACCTCAATCAGGTTCTCACTCGAGGTGTCACCGAGCCACGTCCACCCGAAAGACTCGAGCGTGGTGCCGTCACCAAAAGTATATCCCCACAGGTTCGGGGCAACAGTGTCCACATTACCAATGTAGACGTGCCCCTTACCCGCGATCTGAATCTTACTGTTTCCGAGGTTAGCCATCAGGCCCCCTTCCTGGCCGTCACCTGAAGGGACGAAACCATGTTGATGTAGTCTGCCGTGGTCCCCATATCCGTTTCCGGTGTGGGAAGCTGAGTCCACTCCAGGTAAGTCGCCCAGCCCTCAGAGGTAATCATACCGCCCCTCCAAGCCTTATCTACAGCCTGAACCAGGGCGTCAGAAGCATCAGAAACTTCATCCCCGTCCGGGCCGGTCATATAGAGTCGCGCACGAATCTGGGTGGCCGCGAACCTGGGCCCAGACGGGTGCGTACGCGCAATAGTCATCTGCACCCTGCATACGAGCTCATTCATTGGGTCGTCCACGTCACCGTGGGTGCGCCAAACGATCTTCTCGAGGATAGGCCACTCACCCACACCACGGGCGGCAGCATCCTTCATGTACCGGTAAATGAACGGGAGAGGATTAACGTAGGCCACTAGAATCCCCCATTATCCCGGACGACCCCGCGAAGGATGTTGAAGCCAGGAACCCAGGTGCGATACCGGGCGCCCTCCCGCCCAGTGCGGCGCCCCTGACGGTCCTGATACACATAGTGGCCGAACTCCGCGGCCGCATCATGGTCGGTGGACGGACCGATCGTGTAGTCCACCTTCCCCTGCTCCATGCTGTATGAAGCAAAAAGCTCGCCGGAGTCGACGTGCGCAGAAGCAGCAGCCTTCACCTCCGCAAACACCTTCGCCGCCGCCGCAGCAAACTCCGGCTGGCGAGCAACAACCTCCGCAATATCCTCGTGGGTGCGCTTATTGTCGTAGGCGTGGATCACTTCGCCACCGCCCCCAGGGTGTCGCAGCGAACACTGAAATGGCGCGTCATCGGCGAAGCGTCATAGGTCAGCGGCTCGCCAGCCTGCTGGAAAGTCTTCCCCTCCAGAGATGGGGGACCTTTAATGATCTTCACCCATGAGTGGGGGCCGCCCGGCCACTTCCGGCCAGTCCCCATAATCTTCAGAGTCGTCTCATCGGTAAGATCGCCACGGATAGCACGGTTCTCCGTAGCCTTCAACGCGTTACCAGCGGAGGGCTGCACAAGAACCTTGTCGACATAGAACGTCTCACCGGGCGTGTAGCGACGCCCGGTGCGCCCCTCAGACACAACCGCGACAGTGACTTCCACTGCGTGAGGACCATTCTCCAGGTAGCGGCCGCGGCGAGGCCGGAAGGTCACCATGTGGTACGCCACCCCTCCCACCGCTGCAACCCCAGCTCAGGGGCGGCTGGCTTGTCAGGGACCGAAGCCCGCCGGAAAGACATCAGGAACCTCTTCGACACATCCGGGGACCACTCCCCGCCACGCCGGTTCCGGGCATACCCATCCAGGACCGGGGCCGCGCTACCCCACCCGCCAGCGCCGCCCTCGAGAGCCTGCCAATCCCGCTGAGTGATCTCCAGGAGGCCGGAGGCGACGGCCTGATTCACCGAGTAGGTGTAGGTGCCCTCAGTCTCATACTTGTAGAGTCCGCCGCCGGGTGCACGCAGCACTCGCGCGACAGCCTCACACTCCACCATGATGAGAGCCACCCGGAACGGGTAGTCGACGCGGCAACGATTAACAGCATCAGGCATGCGAAGGAGAATAAGAGCCTCAGCGCGCTCAAGGAGGGCATCAACCCACCTTGCCTCATCATCCTCGAGGTCGCGCATGAGCGTGCGTTCGACGTCGAGTCTCTCCGCTACGGTCACTTCTTCTCCTTCCTAGGTGTCACCCGTGGGGCGAGAGTGTTGTAGAACCCTCGCCCCACGGACTCATCAGCCGGCCTTCTTCGTGATCTTCACGAACGCCTGCGGGTCGCGCAGGACCCAGCCGAAGATAGCCTCAACACGAATCGCGATACGGTTCGTGCCGAACAGGTCCATCCCGGCAGCGTACTGATCGGCGGTAGCCCAGGTGAGGCCCTCAACGAAGCCGAGACGCAGGTTCTCCTTCAGGTCACCACCGAAGCCCAGCAGGTTCGGCTCAGACACCTTGCCGCGGCCGTTAACAGCCTTGTGATATACGGCGGGGATGCCCAGGACGCTGGTGAACTGGTCAGCCAGGTTCGGGGACGCCTGGTAGAGCGGGCGACCGAAGCCGTCGGTTGCCCCCATGATGATGGACCGGAACTTCGGCGACAAGAGGAACTCGTTGAAGTCGTAGTCGGCCTCACCGTCAGTGTTCACAACCTTGTCGTAAGCCGCAGCGAGCTGCTTGCCGAGGTAGCCAGTAGTATCGAACTTGGCGGGATCCAGCTCCACAACATTCGTGGTGGATGACAAGGACTCCTTGCCCGCCAGGGCAGTTCCCGTGAGAGCGTCCTTGCCGTGAATGACGGCAGTGTCGATCGAGCGGGCGATAGCCTCAGCCAGCTGATCCTCCAGGTCATCGAAGGCGTTCAGGGGGTTAGCCATGAGCGCCTCCTTAGAGATCGACACGATCGCAGCAGTCTTGACGGGACTGAAGGTCTTCAGGCCGACAGAGACGTCAACGACAGGCTTGTCGGCGCTCTCCTGGACGATACCGGCGACAGGCTGGCCAACCGGCAGACTGACCGCGTTACCGGCCAGGGAAACTGGGACGGTGCCAGCGACCTTCTGGACGATGGAGCCAGCGAAGGCCCGCTTCCAGATGGGGGCAAGCACCTCCTTCGGGAAGCCCTCGGCGTTACCGCCAGCGGTAAGCTTTGCGATGGTTGCGACCTTGGCAGCGTTGTCCGCCATTCGCGTCTCCTTCCTGCCTGACCGGCAGAGTTGTTCTAGATGTTGCCCCTGTCAGGCAGGGGATTACTCGGCGAGCCCGAACATGCGGAGGATGGCGGTCTCGCGGTCCTCCGAGTCGGAGTCGACCTGTGCGTCTACCGCGGGGTCGCGGGGGCGCGCAGGGGTCTTGCTGGTGAGCTCCAGGAGGGTGGACACCTGGTCTCCCCACCCGGACTCGTCTCCGTGTAGGAACTGGGCGTACTTCGAGGGGAGGCCGGCGTCACGGATCAGGGAGTCCTTGGCTGCGGTGTCACGCAGGGCCTTGATCTCCTCGTCCTTGTTGGCGAGTATCGCCTCAAGGGCACCTAGGCGCTCTTTCAGGGCGTCGAGCTCACTGGGAGTGCTGGGCGCCTCGGGGGCGCTCTCAGCCTCCTCAGGGGCAGCTGGCACCTCCTCCTGCCCGGCGGCCTCTGCGTCAACATCGCCCTGGGGCTCCGGCGCGGGGGTGGCCTCCTCGGCAGGGGTACCGGCCTCGCCGGATGACTCGGTGGGGGTGTCAGCCATTCCTTCTCCTTTGCTCCTGGTAGAGGCGGCGGTTCATGGCCCGTAGCGCCTCGTGCCCATGAAGGTCATGGGCCTTCACTACCTCATTGTACAGTTGTTCGAATCTAGCATGCTGCTCTTTGCCCGGCCACGCTCTGGACGTGTAAACCGCGACGCACACACATCGACAGTTGTTATGGAACCTGTTGACGCCAACGCCGGCTGTTTTAGACGTCTTGTAGACGGGGCCGCGAGAGGCGAGCATTGCGCAGAAGCCGCACGGCCCATTCTTCGAGGGGGTAACAACCCGAGCCCACGCAAAAGGCCTGGCGATCAGTGTCCCACCCTTTGAACGGCGGTACTTGTCCGGGAGATCCTTCAGCGCTTCCGAGTCCCTATACTTCTGAGTCAGCATCCCCTCGGACTCGAGTTCTTTGATGGCCTTGTCGACGCGGTCCGCGACCTCATCGAATACGTCAACCCAGTTCCTCCGAGGGCGGCGGCGGCGCTCGTGCTTCTTGACTTCCCGCTCAATCTGCTCGGCCTGCTCCTTGGAGAAGGAATCGAGGTCATCGGCGATCCGCTCGAGGTCGTCGAGGAGCTCAGCGACGTCAGGAGCGTCATCCACAGCGTCATTAACTGTGCGCCTAGACGCCGCATACACGTGGCTAGTGAGCTCCGCCTGGAGAGCCTTGAACGCCTCCGGCTTACCGGAGCGGGCCTTGGTGGACCTGATCGCGTAGCGCACCGAGTCGGGGCTGTAGCCCGGCTGTGGGGGGATCCACGCCTCATTCGCGCCATGCGCCCTGGCCTGCCCCCGTAGGAACAAGGCCGTGGCCGCCCACGCCTGACGTCTTGCGGTCCACACGAGAGGAGTGATCGCCTCGCCCAGCTCCTTCTCTGAGAGCGTCACCGGATTACCCTGCAAAGGGGCGGTGGCGTCACCCAGGCGCCTCTGGAAGGTACGGGCGATAGTGGTCAGGAGGGCCCTGAAGAGCGCGAGGGTCACTTCTTAGCCTCGTCCTTGTCGCCGGCGGGGTCCTCTTCCTCGTCACTGTCCTCAGGATCCTCCTCGTCCTCCTCCTGCGGGCCGATAGGGAGGATCTGGCCCGCCATCGAATCCAGGTCGTTCTGGCGGCGGTTCTCGCGCTCCATCTGCTCCGGAGACAGGTGCATGAAGTCCCGTGCAGTCTCAGCGCCGATAACCCCCTGAGACTCGGCCTGCATAGCGGTAGCCATCTGGGCGCTCGCCGACGGTGCCGCGGCGTCAGCCCACATCACCTCAAGGGTCTCCAGGCCCTCGGGTGACTCCCCGTTCATGACTGCGATAATGCGGGCGATGCGCTCGAGGGCGTCACTGAACTGGCGCTGCTTGTTCTCGGCGCGAGCGATCAGACGATCCTTCGCAACACGCAAAGCCTCAGCAGATGTAGGGTTATTGTCGGCGGCCACACCCATCATTGACGGCGGAATGCCCGTCATGGCTGAGATCTGCAACGCGTAAGTGCGGTACGTGTTCGTGAACGTATCCAAGGACGCACCGGTCAGCTGCTTCACATCAGCCCCAGTGGGGGCGGCCAGGAGCGCGCCAGCATAGTTCTCCATGCGGTTACCGCCGAACTGCCCGTTCATCGCGGCCGCCGCCTGCTGCCCAGCCAGCATCCGGTCAGCGCCGTCACCAATGAGGAACCTCAGCGGGAAAGCGGCAACCTCCTGCCCCATCTGGAGGTTCGTGAGAGTCCTGGAGGCAGCGTCAATGACCGTCTTCAGCTCCTTCAGGTCAGACCTGCCGTACCGGTCACGGAGACGAGCTCTGTTGAACATGGGCACGATCGACGCGCCCCACGGGTCACTCGTAGACCAGTCGGACACCCACCGGGTGCCTACCTGCCTGTAGGCGGTCATGCCGTCAGGCGTGTAGTACGAGGCGCACTTCACACCATCACCCGAACGGTAGACAGCCACCCCCTCAATCACGTTCCCGAAGTGGTCGATACGGACACCGGCGTGACGCGAATCCAGCGCGCGAACAGACGGATGCTCATGATCCTCATCAGCAGGAGACAGCACCCAGAACACGGACCCGGCAGCAAGAGCCTCAGCCGCCGCCAGATTGAACTGAGAATCCATGTCATTGGCCTGCCACACAACACGCAGGTCACGCACCAGTCCCTTGCGCCCATCATCCGCGATGATGAACCCAGCCGGAATAAGGACCTCAGTCAGGACGTCAATAGCCATCTTCGCGAACGGCGCCTGCATCTCCAGCACACGCGCCTCCGGCGGGATACTGATACCCAGGGCATCCAGGCGCTCACTCTGCTCATAGTACGTCTCAAACGACTCCGGACGATAAGCGCCACCCTCAAAGCCGGAGAGCATCTTCTCAAAGCTCACACGATCACCGTCCACGCACCAACAGGCTTATTCATGTCGGCCCACTCCTTGCTGCTCTTGACGTACCTATACAACATTCTAGCGCCGATCATGCACACAGCCAGATCGATCTTCTTAGAGGACTTCGGGGACTCCTTCTTCACCGACCAGCGCCCCTTGAACTCATTCACGCGACAGTTAGACACGTGCTCACCCAGGGCAGAGTCCCCATCGTGAGTGAACGCCTGCTGCTGGATCTCCGTGAACGCCGTCTCCGCCGCCTCAGCGAACTGGTAGGCGTGGGAGCGCATGTCCCATGCGATCGGGGACGCGGACATTCCCCCACGCACGGCAGGGACGATCAGCCGATCACCGAAGTCCTCGGGCCAGGCTGTGCGCGTGAACGACTCCCACTCCCGGACGTCAGCCCAGAACGCCACCACGTTATACGTGTCGAACGCCCGCCTGACCCCCGCATCCACGGCAGCCACATTCACCACACCAAGGGGCTTCTCCGGCTTCCAGTGGCCAATCTTGAAGATGTGCCCATCCTCCATGCAGCAACCCACAAGAGCCGTATGGTCATTGGACTTAGACCCGTCGAAGAACATGACGATCTTCTCCCCAGGCTCCACCTTCCGGTCAGGCTTACGGAGCTGAGTCCACTCCTCCAGAGTGATCCAGGACGCCTCCGCTGCGTTCGGCCTGTTCAGGAAGAAGCGGATAGACCTCGACTCCGGATACTCCGGCGACCAGATCTGCTCCTTAATCGACTCCAGATTCACCCACGGACAGCCCTCATACACATACTCGAGCGCCTGAGTAAGGCCGACCTGACCCTCCTCGGGCTCATCGGTCAGAACCGTGTTCGGAGGGGCGATCCGGGCGTCGTAGAGGATCTTCGTCTTACCCCTAGTGAGGCCGTCCTCCTGGTCACACCACGCCTCAAAGACCGCCTCTGCGGACGACTGCTCACCCGGAACCCACGCGTTGCAGGTGCCCATGAACCGGCCGCCCATCTTCGCTGCGTTCTGCTGAATCGTCTGCAACATGGCCGGGCCGCCCTGGGCGGGGAGCCAGTGCTCGAGCTCATCGCCCACGACGAAGGACACCTCGCCACCCTCCATGGAGTGGGCGGAGGAGGTCATCTGCTGAAGCTTCCCCCCGCCTGGCGTCTCAATGAACGTCTTCGCCACCTCGAGGTCGTACTTGCGGGCCAGCGGGCCTTTCTTCTGACAAAACGCCCTGACCATTCGTATGGTATTGGCGGTTTGGCTTTCCGACGTAGCTACGATCTGCACCAGCGGCATGCTCATTGGCTTCGCGCGCACCCCAAAAGGCTCATGACGATCAAACCCGTCATACCGGCACGGACCAAGAAGTTCAAACAGGCACATAGCCGCAGCGAACGGGGAATTGTGGGTCACCACCATCGTCTCCCCGGTAACGTAGAGACCATCCTCGGCAGCCACGGTGATGCAGCGGGCGTCCACTGGAGCGACCCTACGCACATCCTTGATTACGCGAGGTATGGGCTTCCGGCGCTGCTCCTTCACCCTCGCCGCGCGGCGCGGCAGGGTGACAAGAGTCTGATGCCTGTAGGGCTTGAAGTTGAGTCTGTAGCGGAGACCAGTGACGCGCCCGTAGAGCTTTGCTTCCGACTCGCGGACGTTCACCTTTACGCCCATAGAGCGGAGCAGGAACGCCATGCCGTCAGCGATCTGCTTGCGCACCTGACAGTACTCTGCCTCCCCGTTCTTCTGCACATAGCCGTCGGAGTCCATGAGCCCCTGAATCAGCGCCCTACGCTGCCCCACGGAGGCATACAGGTACTCCTCGGGGATGTGCTTGTTCTGGAGTACGCCAGCCTTTCTGAGGTCGCCAGAGAGACCCAGGATGGTGAACTTGCGGGCACGGCCACCTTCCTTCTTCTGCCGAAGCGCACTGAGCTCATATCCGGCCGCTCGGCATCGCTCTCGAACATGCGGTATGTCGTCCACGTCTGCTGTCGCCTCGCCATTACTAGAAGTGCCGTCGCCGAGCCAGTACCCCAGGACCCACGGGTCGACAGGCAGGTCACATTCTGGAAACTCGAGGGGCTCAGTCTCAGGGAGGGCGAACTTACCCACCCCAGCCTTCGTTGCCTTCGTGGAGCCCTTCGTGAGGGGGCGGTCGAACACCAATCCCTCGCGAGCCATGGTGCGCACATCTAGGGTGCGGCGCTTGCGCTTCGAGGTCCCGACAAACTCATCTACTGTGAACAGGTGCTCGCCTGTGACGGTGAGGGTCGTCCCATCGGAGATTTCGACCTCCCAGGTATCCCATTGGCCCACTGGGTGCACCTGCGTAATCATGGTAGGCTTACCGGACGGATGGAACACGTAGTCGCCGACAGCGAGGTCACCGAACCTACGCCATCCAGCTGTCGTTAAGATTGCGTTAGTTAAACATTCAGCTTTCCCGGAACCCTTCGCCAACCTTCTAATTCCCTGCCTGTACACAAAGGAACCCTTATGATTCAGGGCGTAGAAATGAGCAAGGAACTCGATCTGCCTATCAGTCGG